AAATGCGTTATTTTTAACGACAGCACACTTTTATGAGAACCGGGAAATTTACCTTGTATCGAAGATGCAATCGGCTGGCATATCCGAGATACCGTTGACGGCAAAAACATTGTTAATGAATCATCGTGTTTGGGATTGGATAGCATGAGAGCAGGAGAATTAAGGCATCCGATTACAATCCAAAGCGCAACCTATGTTGCCGGTTCTCATGGCGCTGGTGACATCACATGGGGCACATTCGCAACAGCACGAGCGGCTTTTATTCCGCAAAAATCGACTGAGGTAGTTGTCGGCGACCGAATAGAAATATCAACACATGAACTGGTAAAAATCCGCTACATCGCCGGGGTTTTGCCGGGAATGAGAATTTTGAAAGATACTGACTCACGAGTTTTCGACATCATCGGCATACGGAACATTGACGAACTAAACCGTGAAATTCTTTTGGATTGCAGGGAAAATGTCTGATTCGGTAACTACTGAAGTTTTTCTTTATTTCAATGTCCCGGCCATTTCGCAGGGATACGACGATGGCTTATTGAAGGCACTTGCAGAGGCCGCACAGATGGGTCTGGACAAATCGAAAAGCATTTTCCAGCGCAAGACACAGAGCACTGGGACCGGCCAGATGGCAGAAACATTTTTTGAGTTTAAATCTTTCTTCAAAGATGGCGGGTGGGTGTTTGGCGTGGGCGATAAAAGCGGCAATTGGGAAGATTCGACGGCTGGACGAGCACATTTTTTTGAATATGGAAGGTCAGCCCCTGGGATGGGCCGGAAGTCAACCGGCAAAGCAGCGCCGATAAAGTGGCGGGCGCAACCACCACGGCCATTTATCCGACCAGCGCGAAACTCCGTCAAGCGGGCCTTGGGCGGGATTACCAGTAAAGAATTGCGATCAATAGCCATACGCATGAACCGAAGTTCGGACTTTAATCGCTCAGTAATGAGCGCAGTAAACAAAATCGCATGAAGGAACTGTCGGCAGCCATAACGGTACTCTTCCAGACCTCAAACACGCTGAAAACTGCGCTTAGTAGCCAGTTATTTCCGCACGAGGCGAAGCAGGGCGTGACCTTTCCGTATGGCATTTTTTACATGATCGACGACCAGACAGACTACGACTTCAGCGACGAGCACGAATACATTCAGGTGCAATTCTCTTTATTCTCAGAAAAGAACGCACCTGATGAGGCTTACACCCTTGGCGGATATTTGAAAACATTGTTCGACGGGGCGGTCATGTCGGTAACTGGATATCGGTTGATTTCATGGTTGCGAACCGGGCAACGTATCGTCAGGGACGAGATGAACGCAACATGGACAAATATTTTTGAGTATGAAGCGATCCTTGAAAAGGAAAGGTAATGAGCGAAGAAACGAGTGAAAAAGCAATACATGACTTGGTTCGAGGACTTGCAGAAAAGGTTCTCGAAGGGACCGGAATTAAAATAGATAAGATCCAATTTGAGTGGGTTGATAACGGCGATTTTGACGACCCTGGCTTCATTTTAAAATCGGTACACATGGCAACGACGACAATATGAACCTGAATCTTGGTTGCGGCCTCACTAAAATGGATGGATGTGTAAATATCGACATCAGGCCAGAAATGGAACCTGACCTTGTTTGCGATTGCCTGTCTTTGCCGTATGCCGACAATACGATTGATGTTGTTTACGCGATTGATTTTCTCGAACACATTCCAATAGGGAAAACGGTTGCAATGGTCGAAGAGATTTACCGAGTTTTAAAACCAGGGGGAATGTTGATTCATTTCACGCCGTCTACCGATGGTCGGGGAGCATTCCAAGATCCTACGCATGTGAGTTTTTGGAATATCAATTCATGGCTTTATTACATGGATGATCGGTATCGGGTGTTATATGGCATCAAGGCGAAATTCTCAGGGCAAAACACTGATGTTTGGTCAGAGCATAAAATTTGTCACACGCACGGCATACTGAAGAAGGAAATTGCATGATCGACGGTATTTCCATAATCATCCCGGTTGTTCGACCCGAAGGCGCAGAACGGTGCATCAAGGCTATTACCGATGATTGCCCAAAAGTGCCTTATGAGATTATTGCGGAGGAAGACACACAGGGTATCGGGTGCCCGAAGATGGTCAAGCATCTTGCGGCCAAGGCTCGGTATGATTGGGTCATGTTTCTCGGAGATGACACCATACCGCAACCGGGAATGCTGTGGGAGGCTGTTCCTTTCCCTGGTTTTCGTGGAATGGTCGGGTTAAACGACCAAATCCACAATGGCAACGACCTTTCTACACATTGGATGTGCCACAAAGATATGTTGAAACTTACTGGCGGAGAGTTTTTTCACACCGGATACAATCACCAATACTGCGACCAGGAACTACTCGACATAGCCAAAGAGAATAACCTTTTTGTGTGGGCAGAAAATGCAAAGCTGGTTCATGACCATCCGCACATCAACGGCAAACAGGACGATGAACACTACCGGCGAGTGTATGCCAGCGAATCAGCAAAACACGACCTTTTCCTCTACCTTCGCCGTAAACTTGCGCGGTCTGGCGTGAAGCTGGCCGTTGGTTTGCCGATTACTGATGCACAAGTTTTCACACAGTTTTTCTTGTCTTTTGTCTCCCTAGATATGCTTGCCGATTGTCGATTGATTTACCCGACTACTCCTTCAGGTAACAGCGACATTGCCAAGATAAGGACCGGCCTTTGCGAAGAGGCTTTACAGCTCGGATGCACGCATTTGTTGATGCTCGACACCGATCAGGTTTACCACGACAAGGACTTGATTCCGCGATTATTAGCGCACAAAAAAGACATTGTGGGTGGAAAAGTGCATAGAAGGTATCCACCTTTTGAGCCGATCCTTAATGTCGGCGGCTATCATGTTGATGATAGCGAGATTGAAAAAGGCGGACTTGTCAGGGTTGATTCTACCGGCACAGGTTGTTTGTTGATTGATCTTACCAAGCTGGAAAATGTTGGCCATCCTTGGTTTGCGCCGATGCCAATGGAAGACGGAACAATGACCGGCGAAGACATAGGATTTTGCAAAAAAGCAGCTGCGGCAGGGTTGGAAATATTTGTTGATTGCGGCGTTGAAATTGGGCACTTGGCTAATTTCCAAGTAAATAATGCTCTTTACCAAATCTGGAAAAAATTAAATAGGTGACAAAATGGCAGGAGAATCGAAAGCAGGATATTTGGCAAAAGTTACCATTGGGGCCAACAAGGTTTTAGGAATTGGCAACTGGGGTATTGATGGCAGCAAAATTGCCGAAATTGACGATACCGAGTTCGGCGACGAGTCCACAAAATATGTGCTCGGTATCGAGGACGGAGGGACGATCAGTTTTGCCGGAAACCATAAGCCAGGCGATACAACCGGGCAAGATGTATTGATGAACTATCATAATCTGCGCACGGAAATCACTAGCATGCGGTTTTACATTGACCGGACCAGCTATTACATGGCCTGCCAGACTACCGGCTATCTGCACCCAGGTAAAACCACCGGGGCCAATACGGTATTAAGCAACCTGAGACTTACCGGCGCTCCTGTGTCTTACGACAAGGGAGGACTCGGGCAGATCAGTTTCTCTGCCAGAATCAACGGCAATATGGTTCTCGTTTAATCGGCAACAAGGGGAAATATGCAATTTACAACCAGGACCAGAGATTTACCGAAGGAATTTACTAGAAGGTTCAACTTCGTTGACGGTGACGAATCGTCCGGGGTTGAACTTCGCTTTATTCCCGACGATATGACCGCCAAGGAGCGGAAGCGGTTTGTGAAAAAATCCATCGAGTATGCGGTGCACCCGCGTACCGGAAAGCTTGCAAAAGTTGAGGATGATGTAATCGACTATGACGGTTTTTTTGCATGGTGGATTGATACCTTGATCGTCGGCTGGTGGGGCATAACCGTTGACGGAGAGAATTTTGAAGCGACGGCATATAACAAGGAAGCGCTCTTCCATGGTCGGCATTTCGGTGATGACCGGATTTTCACGTCGATCATCGACGAAAACCGGGAATTCCAGAAGTTTGTGAATGAAAAAGCGGCAGAACTCAGCAAACTAGCAGAACAATTGTATGGGAGCAAAAGCGCCGGAAAAAACTTTTAGAGTACGCTGGCGGTTATTTCGCAAAACCGAATTGTGCCGCTTGCGTACTCGTTTACGAGGGCGAAGAAACTCCATGTGAACAATGTTTCCCGGTTGACCTCATGCCGGGAAATGGAAGGAAGTTTGAGGCGATTGTACTTTGCCAGAGCCAAGTAAAGCGGGAATGGCTGGAAAGCAACGGGCGGAAAGTGTGGAAGATTTACGATGTAGACAATGCCGGGATTTACCACACGCTGAAGGGTGCAGGGTTATTGGACGATGAAACATTTGTAACGGTGATCGAGATCATGAAGCACTATATATCAACACAGGTGATTGAATGAGCGGGGCCGGGACATTATACATTGCCGTTAAGGGCGATACAAAAGAGCTGATTTCGGCTCTTAATGCCGCGAAAAATGCCACTATTTCATACGGCAAACAGGCGAAACAAGATATTGACCCGGTGGGGAAAAGTCTTGATGCCCTGAAAGATAAAGTTGTCGGTCTTGGCTCTGCATATCTTGGTTTGCAAGGACTAAAAACTGTCATTGGCATTGCTGACCAATATTCTCTCCTTGATTCAAAACTCAAACTTGTAACAACATCAACGTCCGAATTTGCAAAGGTAAATACTGAGCTTTTCGATATTTCGCAACGTACCGGGACATCGTTTGCCACCAATGCCGCTACATATTCAAATCTTGGCCTTGCGCTCAAAGATCTAAAAATTCCGAGTTCAGAATTACTCGGGATTTTCGACACCCTCAATAAATCCATCGTCGTCGCTGGGGCCTCAACTTCAGAGGCTTCCGCTTTTCTCTTGCAGTTCAAACAGGGGATGGCTTCCGGGAAGTTTGCTGGCGATGAATTCAAGTCGATGATGGAGAATAACTCATATTTCGGGTTGCAGCTTGCCAAGGCTCTTAATACCGATATTGACGGACTTTATAAAATGAAGACCGCCGGAGAACTTACCACCGACACCCTCCGCAAAGCATTCCCGGCAATGGCCGAGCAGATAAACAGAGATTTCGACGGCATTCAAAAAACTATCGGTCGGGCGATGACCGAATTGTCAAACGCTTTTAACGACATCGTTGCCAACGCCAACAAGACAACCGGAGGAACTAGCAGCGTAGCGTCATCAATATCCAGCCTTGCAAGCACCATCACCGAAAACAAGGAAGCAATATCCAATGTATTCATTGGAATGATCAAAGGCGCAAGCGTGGCGGTAGAGGGAGTTGCCAATGTTGCAAACTCTGTGCGCGGCCTTGCAATTGTTGCGGCATCAAAAGACAAAACTATATTCGACTGGATAAGCTCAGGGCCTGAAGATGTAAAAGCGTGGGTAAAGGAAATCGATAACGGCACAGCTTTTCTCAAAGACCGTCTTGTCGAGATAACCGAGCAAATCAGATCGTCAAGGGGTGAAGACAAATCGAATATCCACGCGCTTCTGGCAGAGAAAAAGGCAATCCGCGAGCGCATTACTGAAATTCAAAATAGCACGGTTGCCGAAGACGAAGCCATTGCAAAATCTATCGCAGGGGTAGAAAAACGTCTTGGCGTAGAGGCAAAAGCAACTAATTCATTTATCGATTCTTGGCAGGGTAAACGAGACATATCCATAACGATGGCCAAGGAAATAGCCGATGCCGAGGACAAATACTATACCGACCAAGAGGCAAAAGCCAAGAAAGCCTACAAAGAATCGAAAAAAATAGTCCACCTGAAGGCAACAGATGCATTCGACGGCCTCGAAATCCAGAAGAAGGTTTTGCACGAAAGCCTGAAAGAAGAAGAAGACGCATACAAAAAAGTAGAGGCGATTTTAAAAGCGAAAGAAGCCGACACCGAGCAGGCATACAACAAGATGACCGGCCTGATAAAGTCATCGAAAAAAACCGAGGTCGAGGTATGGCAAGAGGCAATCGACACTGAGCTTGAAGAGTTTGAACGCCTTTCTGACGGCTCGAAGGAATACACCGATGCAATGACCGAGTATCGGGCGATAAAGAACAAGGAGTTGCTCGACCGCATAAAAAGAAATGAAAAAGATAGCCTCACCGCAATGGACGAGATGTGGCTAGACTTCGCTCATGGCGCCCAAAGCAATTTTTCAGAGTTCTTTTCAGGTGTGCTGAAAGGCGAGTTTGACAGCATAGGCGAAGCGTTTAAATCGCTTTGTGATGCAATGGTTAACTCGTTTATCAATGCTGTTTCCAACATGGCAGCACAGCAATTAACAACTGCACTTTTCGGTTCTGCTGCTACTGGCAGCAAAGGACCATCGACAACCGGCCTCCTGACTGACCTTGCGACGAGTGTTGACTGGAGCGGGATATTCGGCAGTTCTTCAGGCATGGACAGCACATGGGGAAGCGGCGGCGATTATACTTTTGCAGACGGTGGAGTGCTCCAAGGCGGGTCTGGCCAGAAAGATGATTTGTTCATGGGCAAAGTCGGCGGCAAGAATGTTTTTGCCAAGGGTGGAGAATACTTCATGCCACCTGAGCAGACAGCGAAATATTACCCTATTCTTGAGGGAATGCGAACCGGCAACGATATGTACTTCGCGGGCGGCGGTTCAACTACTCGCCGGGTTTCCACTTCAAGCTCTTCGTCAATCCAAGATGTTATTTCATTCGTTCAACAACTCGCAACTGCACAACAGCAGGCACTTGTCACGGCTGAAAGCGTCAGGATTTACAATGAGGCTATCAATAAAAATTCCCAGGAAGCGAAAGACGCAACGGCACAAGCTGAAGCGGTAAGCGCGGCGGTATCTGCTGAGACACAGGCCAAGGGAAAAAGCACCGAGGCGGCAACTATATCGGGGAGAGCGTTTGGGGTGGTTGACAGCAAGCTAGGGCAAGTTGCAGTAACAGCCGGGCTTGCAGCTACCGGATTACCAGGGGTGGCTATTGGCTTGGGGCTGATGGGGGCCAATATGCTTGGTCTGGATGTTTCTCTTTCAAACATTGCTTCTGGACTTATTGGCCTAGCATCAGCGGCGGTAAATGCAACGGCGCAAATATCTTCAGCTCTAAGTTTTGCTAACAGCGCAGTAGAGTCTTTTGATTCTTCGTACAATGAGCAGGGTTTTTCAGGTTACACAGATGGCGATCTTTATGGTGAATCTACAGACCCAGGAGCATACGGAGACAGTAGCGGTGGTTTTGGTGAAAACAACGGAACAACTGGAAGTGCAGACAGTGATGGCAATGGTTTTAATGGTGAGGGGCCAGATGCCGCAGGTTGGGCAACTGGTGGTATCCATAAGGGCGGTTGGAGAATCGTTGGGGAGAGAGGCCCGGAATTAGAATTTACGCCACCGAGCAGAATCTACAGCAATAGTGATACTAACTCTATCCTTGCTGGTCTGCAAAATAAAAACCAGCAACAGGTTATTAATCTGACTATCCCGGTATCGGTCGGAAACGAGCCATTGACCACACTTATGGTCAGGGTTGCCGATGGCGTGGCAACGGTGCGGCAGAAGCAGAACGTAACCGGAGGAGCATACAGGCTATGATCCTCTGCGAGTTTACAGGCGTTGGCCAAAGCATGGTACGGATGAGCACTCAAGATATTGCTCTCACCTATCAGTGGTATTCATACCTCCGGGCAATCGCTTCGATAAAAATTGCACTCCCGAAAAAACACGGCGGTTTTGCTGCCCCTGACTTTTCAGACATCGATATTTCGCCTGCATATTTCAAGTCTATCGGCGGCTACCCGGCGACGGCGCATGTAAAGCTGATCGACACAGAAACCAACGAAGCTGACGGAAGGGTTATTTATGACGGCGAGGCATACCTTGACTCATTCGATAGGGGGCCGGGGAAATATGTGTTGTCGAAACCTGAGATGACGGCGACCATTCCAGCATCGACGGCTTTTAACGACACCCTTGTCAATGTCGTGACGGCACTGTGCGGGCCGACGTTCTTGAATATCACACTCGATACCACGCTTGCAAGGTCACCGTCTCCCGCGGTGCTGCATACCACTACTTCTGATCAACTTGCAATCGATCTACTTTCCGGCATGTGCGATTGGTTTTGCCATGCTGCTAGATTTGAAAATGACACGCTCTACCTCGTTGACCTGCTCGGGACGTGGGCACCAAAAGAGACAAGCGAGCATTTCTTCCAGCCGTCTAGCTATCAGCGTGGAAAAAAATATGCAACCTACAAATCGGGTGATGAAACGCTTTCCGGGACAGGTGCAGACGAATACGACGCAGGCGGGCCGTACCATACTGCCACTGCCAATATTCAGGCAGCTCTTGCCAACATCAAAACTGTCATTGAGATGGATACGGCAATAATCCGGTACAGATCAGACCAAAACAGTTTTTCAATGCTCGACAAGATCACCGCTCTTGATGAATCATTGCCGGTGCCGGTGACGACAACCGGAATCATCACGACGATGTTGCATAATGACGATGGCCGAGCTGTTGATATCGAGGTCGTGGGGAGTGTTGCCGTATGAAGCATATAGACAAAAACAATATAATTTCCGTCACAGCGTCGTCAGAGAACGTCAATTTTCCGGCAACTCGGTTGCTCGATGATAGCCCAAAGCGGCCATGGAAAGCAGAGATCGATAATTATTCGGCCACACTCACCGCTGAAATAGTTGGCGGATGTTCTGACATCCTTATTGCCGGAACCAATGCGGAAACCGCAACAGTTGTTGTGACCGACCCAAATGTAATAGAATGGGGCGACGGTGACACCTGGGGCGACGGTGATACCTGGGGAAATGTTGAAATATCAGTCGGTGCATCTACTCTGCAAAATTCAGCTTCTGCGGCAATGCTTCTCGAATTATCTGAGGTTGTGGCGGTGCCATGCGTCGCGGCTGTAACGCTTACTGCCTCTCCAGGCGAGACTATTTACTCCGGGGCGATGACAGCAAAGATATCTGATACCTATGGTGGGAAAAACCCAAGATATGGGCTCGGCGGGCCTCCTGTTGATTACTCAATAAAAGACGAAAATTCTGACGGATCTAAATATTACAAATTGAGGGATATTGTCAGAAATCCAGAAATAACAGCCATAATGCTCCACGCAGATGCTCGACGGCTTGAGGCGAATTTCCTGAAGTACGGCGAGGCTCCAGCAGGGTGGAAACTCACTGACCAAAACGATAACTATTGGGTTATGTACGCAAGTTTTGATGGACCTCCAAAAGTATCTTATGATTACCCACGACACTCAACGGTTCAATTTAGACTTATAGAGGTTCTTTGATGGGAATAACGACCTACAACTGCATAGGGTTGACCGGCGGGGGGGCGAGGATACTTGATTCCTACCCGGCTGCCTCTCTTGTTGACGGTGACAGAGCAACCGTTAATTTAAACGATACCGAATACCGATATCTTTATGTTGCTGCGGCGACAAATTCCGAGGCATCACCGGACGTAATCAGGCCAAACGATTATGCAGGGTCTGGTGTATGGAAACTGCAAAGCGCAGCCCTTACCGGCGACCTTTACCCGTTGCCTTCCGGGGCGGTGCTGACCGGGAACATCAACGGTCTGCTTTGCTCGCGGACTGGCAACAATCAGGTAACGATATCATCGGGCAACTGCAAAGACTCCACCAATTCGCAGAAATTATCCCTTGCCGCTGCACAGGCAATCTCTAGCCTACCGGCAACGGCAAGCGGCTGGATTCATTTTTTTCTCTGTGATGATGGGGTCGCACGGTATGACGAGGATGTCACGGGGGCGACATTGCTTTCTGCATACAAAAAGAGGCGTATATTCTCATGGCAAAACACGTCAGGCGGGGCGCTCAAACTCGGCAGACAGTACGGAGATATACTTGAGTTTGACATAACCGACACAGACACACTCGTAACAAATCCAAGTACCACTGCATTTGTGCCCACCTATGCCGGTATCATCCCGACAACTATAGTTAGGAGAGTAGGATTGTGGGGTAAATATTCCAGTGCCGATTTTATTTTTGACGTGAGTGACGGAACAAACACCAGCCGCTCTATAAGGATTCCTGGCTCTGGGTATTCTGGTGATAAGGTATCCGGTTTTATTTGGCTTACGCAAGAACAAAAAATAGTCGGAAGATCAAGCTATAGTACTGGGCTTGTTGTGGTTGCAGCGGTTGAATTTATTTTGTGAGGTGGTGAATGAAAATCCCATTTGGATATTTAGGCAATGTTTGTACCCGCATCGGATGCCCTGGAGATACGGGTGAAGAAACTGGGTTTGCCGAAGCTCTACCGGCTGGCAGGACAGCAAGCAGATACTTGGTGAATGACGGGAAATTGGTGGTTCGTCCGCAAAAGGATGTTGATGATGAAGAGAAAGCGGCAGCGGCGGCTATTGCGGCGCTAAAAGCCAGGATTACCACACTTGAGGAAGAACGGGAGAAGACAATCATTCATCATTACACACCTGAGCAGGTAAGAAATTATATTGATAATCAGTTTGCAACGGCGACAACGGTAGCGCAAATAAAGACCGTTGTTCAGGAAATTCTAAAAAAAATGGTAGTATACATTTTAAGGTGAAACGATGGCAAGCTCAGTAACGACAATCACTACAACAAAAAGTCTTGCAACTTGCGGTGCAGTACTCCTTGCCGGGCCTATTAAAGTAGTCGCAGAGGGCATGGTGGATGCAGA